ATGAAAAAATTCATTGGATCAGTTTTAGCTACGACATTAATTTTAGGGGGATGTTCCACGATGGAAAATGAATCAAGTAAAGACACGAATACAGAAACAAAATCAGTACCTGAAGAAATGGAAGCTTCAAAATATGTAGGCCAAGGCTTCCAACCGCCTGCAGAAAAAGATGCGATTGAATTTGCGAAGAAGCATCGTAAAGAATTTGAAAAAGTAGGTGAACAATTCTTTAAAGATAACTTTGGACTAAAAGTTAAAGCTACAAATGTTGTAGGTAAAGATGATGGTGTAGAAGTTTATGTGCATTGTGAAGATCATGGCATTGTATTTAATGCAAGTCTACCTTTGTACAAAGATGCCATCCATCAAAAAGGATCAATGCGCAGTAATGACAATGGTGATGATATGAGTATGATGGTGGGTACAGTGCTGAGTGGCTTTGAATATCGAGCGCAAAAAGAAAAGTATGATAACTTATATAAATTCTTCAAAGAAAATGAAAAGAAATATCAATATACAGGCTTTACAAAAGAGGCAATTAACAAGACACAAAATGTCGGATATAAAAATGAATATTTTTATATTACATACTCTTCTAGAAGTTTAAAAGAATATCGAAAGTATTATGAACCACTGATTCGAAAAAATGATAAAGAATTTAAAGAAGGAATGGAACGAGCAAGAAAAGAAGTGAATTACGCTGCAAATACAGATGCTGTTGCTACACTTTTTTCTACTAAGAAAAACTTTACTAAAGACAATACAGTAGATGATGTAATCGAACTAAGTGACAAATTATATAATTTAAAAAATAAACCAGATAAATCTACAATCACAATACAAATAGGGAAACCCACTATTAATACTAAGAAAGCCTTTTATGATGATAATCGTCCAATAGAATATGGGGTGCACAGTAAAGATGAATAAAATTAATGATAGGGATTTAACAGAATTAAGTAGTTACTGGGTTTATCAAAATATTGATATAAAAAAAGAATTTAAAGTTAATGGAAAAAGGTTTAAACAAGTAGACAGTTATAATGATGATAAGAATAGTAATTTGAATGGTGCTGCTGATATTAAAATATATGAGTTATTAGATGATAAAAGTAAACCAACTGGTCAACAGACAATAATTTATCAAGGAACATCTAATGAGGCAATTAATCCAAATAATCCATTAAAATCATCGGGGTTTGGAGATGATTGGCTCCAAAATGCTAAATTAATGAATAATGATAATGAAAGCACAGATTATTTAAAGCAAACAGATCAATTATCAAATCAATATAAAAAAAAGTTAGAAGATGCAGATAGATTATCAAATAGTGATTTTTTAAAAAAATATAGAATGGAATCAAGTAACTTCAAAAACAAAACCATTGTGGCGGATGGCGGTAATTCGGAAGGCGGTGCAGGAGCAAAATATCAAGGAGCGAAACATCCAAATGAAAAAGTTGTTGCTACTGACCCAGCAATGGTACCTTATGCTGCTTGGCAGAAATTTGCTAGACCACGCTTTGATAATATGATTAGTTTTAATAGTACCAACGATCTATTAACATGGTTACAAGATCCATTCATCAAAGATATGCCGGGAAAACGCGTTAACATTAGTGATGGTGTGCCCAGGTTAGATGCTTTAATAGACAGCCATGTAGGTTATAAAAGGAAGTTAAATAGAAAAGATAACACATACGATACTGTACCACTAATCAAAATTAAGTCGGTAAAAGATACAGAAATTAAAAATGGAAAAAAAGTAAAAAAGACTATTAACATAACATTAGATATGGATGGGCGAATTCCAATAAATGTTTGGACAGGAGATTCGATTGCACGTTCTGGAAGAGGAACTTTAATTAAACTTAATTTAGAAAATCTTGATGCGTTGAGTAAACTGATTACTGGTGAAACTAGTGGTATGTTAGCAGAATGCGTAATCTTTTTAAATGAAAGTTTTAACATCTCAGAAAATGAAAATAAAAATTTTGCAGATAGAAAGAAACAATTATCAGAAGGATTTAAGGATAAGATTAACTTATTTCAATTAGAAGAAATGGAAAGAACTTTAATTAGTAAAATAAACTCACTTGAAGAAGTTGCAGATGAAACAATAGAAAGTATTAGTGCTGTTAAACACTTATTACCTGATTTTGCATTGGATGCATTAAAAGAAAGAATTAATGAGTTGTTTAAAGGTATAAAATCTTTTATAGAAAAAGTGTATGATAGTATAGATAATGAAATTTTAGAAATTTTCAAAAATATTGATCATGACTTCAAGGATGGAGTATCTGAAGAAATGATGAAACATTTGAAAGTAGTAAAACAGAATATTCAGCAAATAAAAAATCAAAATGATATTTATGGTAGGCAAATTGCAGATATTAGAAGTATTATGAAGCAACAAGATGCAACAATTTTAGATGGAAATTATCAAATTAATTATAGCTGTGAAAATATGGTGCAGGGTCTAGCTTTACCTTCTAATTATTTAGGAAGAAAAATGAAAATATTAAAAGACCATATCGATGATGGTATTAAAAAAATAGCAGACTATGTTCAAGGTATATATGATGAATATGCATCGAAAATTGTCGATGTAATAAAATATTTGATTAATACAATTCCCAAAATACGTAAGAATTTAAGACATGCAATTGAAATGTTAAATGTAAAAAAGAAAGAATTTTTGTCCCTGATTCCTAATGTAACTTGTAATTATATTAAAACTAAATTAGAAGAATTAGATAATACTTTAGGCAAATGGGAGCCTTTTCTTAATGATTTAAAAGCAGTGTCACCAATTTTAGATAACCATTTAGATGATATTGTTAAGAACATGAAGCCTTTGATTGTACAAATGATATTTGAACCATCACATTATGATGATATGTTTATTTCAAGAAAAGCTTTAACGCCAGTGTTCTCAAGCGTTTTATAAAGCTTGTAAAAAATATAAGGGCAAAAAAAGGGCGGATTTAAGCTAACTTGGAATGTTTTCGAGTTTTTGAGTTAGTTCTCTATCCATTTTTTCAGTTACATGAGTATATATGCGAATGGTTGTTTTTTCATCTACATGTCCTACCCTTTTCATAATTGCTTTTAAAGAAACATTCATTTCTACTAATAAAGTTATGTGTGTATGTCTAAATGTGTGCGTGGTAACTTTCTTATTCATATTTAAAGCTTTTGTAGTTTTCTTAAGCACACCGGTGATTTGATTATTACATAAAGGATTCCCTTTTTTTGTTGTGAATATGAACCCTCTGTCAACATAGCTCGAATTCCATCTTTTCAACATTTTGTTTTCCAGTATTATCTTTTTAAAAATTTCTACGGTTCTAGAATTGATGCTGATACTTCTTTTTGAACTTATAGTCTTTGTAGTGTCTTTGTATCCGAATCCTTCCTCGTATTTAATGCGGTGAATTGTACCTGTTATATTGATAGTTTTGTTTAATAAATCTATATCTTTTTCCTGCAGTGCTTGTAGTTCTCCTATGCGCATACCAGTTAAAGCCTGTACTTCTAAGATGCTGGCAATTAAAATGCGATTTCGCTTGTGTAACTTATTATCATTTAGTATATGATCACGTATCTGTAGGACTTGGTTCATTTCTAAATAGTTGTACATTTTAGATTCATCTTTTTCGATATCCTCTATTGTTTTTCTTCTTTTAGGAATTTTGACATTAGTTAACAAATATTCATTTGGATAATTGTAAAATTTAACTGCATATTTAATAGCTCCTTTCATATCTCCGAGTTGACGGGTTACTTGATTTTGAGAATAGATATCTGATAATTTATTAATAAATATCTGCATATATTTTGTATCTAGTTTGTTTAAAAGCAAGTTCTCAGAGCTGTATCGTTTAATGTTTCTAATTCTTATTTTTATATTATTAAGAGTAGTCAACTTTGAACCTGATGTTTTTATATGATATTCAAGCCATTCATCTAATAGCGCGTGAAAAGTCAAAGTTTTTAATTCGCTTGACGACTTGTTGTTCAGTTTTTCTTTTATTTTTTCTTCTAAACGAAACATTGCTTCTTTTTGAGATTGTTTTGTATTCTTGTTCAACACAACACTTACGCGCTTCCATTTATCTGTGTATGGATCTTTATACTTCTCGTAGTATCTGTATTTAGTTTCGTTATTTTTGTTTTTAAATTTTTCAATCCACATGTTTATACCTCCTGCAAGAACGTATGTTCTATAAAATATTAAAAAATAATAAGGGTAGTCGGGCTACCCGTAATTTAGTACTAGGTACTAAATGTGTTATAATAAAATAAAAAGTAGGTGATAAGATGACTCAATTTCTAGGGGCGCTTCTTCTTACAGGAGTTTTAGGTTACATACCATATAAATATCTAACAATGATAGGTTTAGTTAGTGAAAAAAACAAGGTTATCAATACTCCTGTATTATTGATTTTTTCTATTGAAACATGTTTGATATGGTTTTATAGTTTTATAATTTTTAATAATGTTGATTTAAAAAATTTGAATTTAATTCAGTTGCTTACAGGTCTAAAAGCAAATATTTTGTTTCTATTTATTTTTGTTTTAACAGTGTTTGTATTTAATCCTTTAATTGTTAAATTTATTATCTGGTTAATTAATATAACCAGAAAGTTTATGAAATTGGATTGTATAAGCTTATTAGACAAAAGAGACAAGTTGTTTAATAACAACGGTAAACCAGTATTTATAGTTATAAAAGACTTTGAAAACAGAATCATTGAAGAGGGTGAACTTAAAACCTATAATTCAGCTGGTAGCGATTTCGATTTACTAGAAGTTGAGCGACAAGATTTCAAAGTATCTGATTTAGCGTCAAACGATGAATTGTATATTAAACATACGCTTGTAGACCTTAAACAACAAATTAAATTGGATTTATATTTAATGAATGAATACTAATCTTTTTTCTTAGCTTTTTCTGATAAAGTGCTTTTTAATTTTTCGCTGGCGCCTGACTTTTCAAAACTTTTGTTTAATGGGTTACTACGAGTAGTTTCTTGTTTTTTGTTTTTATCTACCATAAAATTCTCACCACCATTCAACGTCTACACTAGTAGGCGTTTTTTGATTTTTATATTAAAGGGCTATAAAAAGCTGTTAATACTTCAATTCTTTAATCCACATATATTTAAAAGTGAGGTAGTAGGTAATAAATATAAGACTTAAAGTTAAGATTGCTTTTTTCATGTCAATTTCTCCTTTGTTTATATTTATATTAAATCACTAAATAGACGTTATTAATCACAATACAATTAATTGATTGTAAGATACTTAGTCGTATAATTCTATATACCTATTAGTAAATTCTTCTGCTGTTATTTCTCCATTTTCTTTTTGTTGTTGAAGTTTAGAAGCTTCTTTTTGAATTGCATCGTATTTTTCACGAGAATACCCATATTTTTCCATCTCTTTATAATTAGCTTCGTTTATTTGTTCTTGTTGCTGAGGTGTGACACAACCACCAACTGTGCATTGTGTACCATCAGGTTTTGTGTAACCTATAACGTCACCTGCGCCTTGTGCTTGGTACCAAGTATTACCATCTGCATCTACCATGCCGTTAACATTGTGACCATTTTTTACTCTTTGTGATATTTCGTCTTTAGTTAAAGGTCTATTGGTTTGTTGATCGTTGTTAACGTTTGTGTTGTTCTCGTTGTTTACTTGATTATTGTTATCGTTTTGATTAGCATTTTCTTTTTTCGCTTCTGCTTTTTCTTTAGTTTCTTTCTTTTTATCTTTGTTATCTTTCTTTGTTTCAGTTTTTTTGCTTTCCTCTTTCTTATCGCCGTCGTGGCTACCACAAGCGCCTAAAACTAACGCACTCGCTAATGTTAAACCTAATAATCTTTTCATTTTAATTTCTCCTTTGTTTATATTTCTTTATATTTAAAAACTCTCAATGGCTCAAATGTAATTGAGTATTCGCCGTAGTGAGTCCCAATACCATATATCTTTTTATATTGTTCTATTGCTTCTAATATGTATTCTTCACTCAATTGCAGATACTCAGACAACTCATACAAGTTACGTACACCATAATTGTAAGCTTCCACAATTTCGCGTAACGGGACTGCTGAGATAAAGCCGTGTCGCCTTGCGTAATTTTCGAACTTGCGATTGTTGAATTTCGAGTAATCGGCTATATCACCGTATGTAAGTTTATTATGTGCTAATTCTTCAAAGAGAATTCCTGCCTTTTCTCTATCTGATAAGCCACGCTTTATTAAAATTAAATCTCCTAACCATACCCCATCCAAATTATCTGGAAGCACATCAGCCTCTCTTATTTCAATATAATCATGTTGTATTAAAGTTTCTTCATATAATCCCATCTGATACATCCTTTACTTACGTTTGCTTCTTATATAATCTGCATAATCTAAAACTCTTTGCCATTCATCATCTGTCAATTCTCCTTCAAGGTGAGCTGCTCGATGTTGTACTTCGTTTTCTGTTTGTCTATTTTTTAATAGTAAATATTCTGGGGTAACTTTCAATGCATTGGCAATTTCAGCTATATCCTCCATAGGTATTTTTCTGCTACCGTTTTCATATCGGGATAAGGTAGATTTATTGACACCTATCTTAGTTGCAAAATCAGTTAAATTCACATTATTCTCTTTTCGTAGTTGTTTGATTAATTTACCTATTTCTGCTGAAGTTCTCATTTCAAATTTACCTCCGTTTTATTTATAATAGTATAATAACACTTTTCCATATAGGAAACAACTAGCATTTTAAAAGAGTAAAAAATATTTTTCGAGATTTTTGTTGACAATTAGGAAACTTGAGTTTAATATTGAGTTAACTTCAAAAAACGGAGGTGAGCAAATGTATGAGTTCAACGTCAAAAGAATGAAAGCTGAACGCATTGCTAAAGGCATTTCGATTTCTGATATGGCAAAAAAATTAGGAATGACACCAGGAACTTATTCAAAAAAAGAAAACGGACACATTAGAATTAATGTTGACGATTTAGCAAAAGTAATTGAAGTTTTAGAATTGCCACAAGATAAGTGCGGTATTTTTTTTACTTATAGAGTTTCCAAAATGTCAACAGAACAAAAACAAACATCTTAAAAGGAGGACACAATGGAACAAATCACGTTAACCAAAGAAGAGTTGAAAGAAATTATAGCGAAAGAAGTTAGAAATGCTATAAAAGGCGAGAAACCAATCAGCTCAGGTGCAATTTTCAGTAAAGTAAGAATCAATAATGACGATTTAGAAGAAATCAATAAAAAACTCAATTTCGCAAAAGATTTGTCGCTAGGAAGATTGAGGAAGCTCAATCATCCGATTCCGCTAAAAAAGTATCAGCATGGCTTCGAATCAATTCATCAAAAAGTTTATGTACAAGATGTTCATGACCATATTAGAAAATTAACATTATCAATTTTTGGAGTGACACTTAATTCAGACTTGAGTGAAAGTGAATACAACCTAGCAGCAAAAATTTATAGAGATATCAAAAACTATTATTTATATATCTATGAAAAGAGAGTTTCAGAATTAACTATCGATGATTTCGAATGAAGGAGGAACTACAAATGAAACTACTAAGAAGGCTATTCAATAAAAAACACGAAAACTTAATTGACGTGTGGCATGGAAATCAATGGTTAAAAGTGAAAGAAAGCAAATTAAAAAAATATAAAGTGGTCTCGGATAGAGAAGGTAAGAAATATCTAATTAAATAAGCGCACTTAATTAGTGCAAGTAATCAAGTGCGCTATTGCCTTACAATCCTAAATCTTTTCTGCTTTTTTCTTCTTCTTGTAATCCCAATAACACAGAAGAGTAAATGCTGAAATAGTCACGAGCAACGCTATCTTTAGCGAATGCAATTACGTCATCACCGACTTCTTGCCATTCGTTATGAATCTTATGTCTATCTAGAGCTCTAGGTAATAGCGAGATTGTAATATCGTGAGCAATTTTCTCTAAATCCATAAATTTCACCTCCTTCCACTGGGAGATAACTAAATTATATAACAAAACATCTTAAAAGGAGGAACAACAAATGTTACAAAAATTTAGAATCGCTAAAGAAAAAAGTAAATTAAAACTCAATTTACTAAAACATGCAAACAGTAATTTAGAAACAAGAAACAACCCTGAACTGTTGCGAGCAGTTGCAGAGTTGCTTAAAGAGATTAATCGATAAATTCTATGAATTCGATTTTAGCTGAAGCGATAGCTACTATTTTGTCTCCAACAAAAGTATATGAGCCATTAGTGAACAAGGAACTTTTAATTTTTTCTTTTGATATTTCAACAGTTCCGCGATGACCTGACTTTATCACTTTTTCTAAATTATCGATTTCAACAAATTTATCATTAGAAAGATATAAACAAGCTTTCATACTTATCACCTCCTTAGGTTGATAACAACATTATACACGAAAGGAGGAATAACAAATGAACATTCAAGAAGCAACTAAGATAGCTACAAAAAATCTTGTCTCTATGACACGGAAAGATTGGAAAGAAAGTCATCGAACTAAGATATTACCAACAAATGATAGTTTTTTACAATGCATCATTTCAAATAGCGATGGGACAAACCTTATCAGATATTGGCAACCTTCAGCCGATGACCTCATGGCAAATGATTGGGAAGTTATAAACCCAACTAGAGACCAGGAATTATTGAAGCAATTTTAGAAATGCTATCAATGATACTTTTTAAATTGTTTTTAAACTCATTTTCAAAGTAAACAACAGTCTTGTCTGAAATTGTTACATGATAAATAGTGTTACTAGCATACACGCCGTTTAGGAACCCAGAGTTTTTAAGTTTATTTAAATCGTATTTTACATCTTCGAAATGTAGTTTTTGAAAATACTTTGTATGTATATCTTTAGCACTTCCAAAATTATTGCAGGTTAATTTAACCGAACCTAACTTTACACATTCTAAATAATCTTTGTAGAGTACGTACAAGATATATTGTTGGTCTTTAGTAAGTGTATCAAATTCATCAGATATCAAGGGCATGTTATCACCTCCTTAGGTTGATAACAACATTATACACGAAAGGAGCATAAACAAATGAACACAAGATCAGAAGGATTGCGTATAGGCGTCCCACAAGTTTCTAGCAAAGCTGATGCTTCTTCATCCTATTTAACGGAAAAGGAACGTAACTTAGGAGCGGAAATATTAGAGCTTATTAAAAAAAGTGATTACAGCTACTTAGAAATAAACAAAGTTTTCTATGCATTAGATAGAGAACTTCAATACAGGGCGAATAATAACAAACTTTAACATTTATCTAAAGGAGTGATAGAGATGCCAAAAATCATAATACCACCAACACCAGAAAACACATATCGAGGCGAAGAAAAATTTGTGAAAAAGTTATACGCAACACCTACACAAATCCATCAATTGTTTGGAGTATGTAGAAGTACAGTATACAACTGGTTGAAATATTACCGTGAAGATAATTTAGGTGTAGAAAATTTATACATTGATTATTCAGCAACGGGAACATTGATTAATATTTCTAAATTAGAAGAGTATTTGATCAGAAAGCATAAAAAATGGTATTAGGAGGATTATCAAATGAGCGACACATATAAAAGCTACCTATTAGCAGTGTTGTGCTTCACGGTCTTAGCGATTGTACTCATGCCGTTTCTATACTTCACTACAGCATGGTCAATTGCGGGATTCGCAAGTATCGCAACATTCATATTTTATAAGGAATACTTTTATGACAACAAGGGGGAATGAAAAGATGTCAGATAAAGACTTGATGGAAGAAGTTGACAAGAGAAGGAAAGAAAAAGATTTAACGGTGAGAGAAATAGGATATTTGCTAGGTTTCTCTGATACTTATTTTATTAAGTTAAGAAATGGTTCAAGAAGAATTACTGATCGGAAGAGAGATAGAATTAATCGTTATTTAAACGGTGAATACGACAATGTAAAAATTCCTAAATATTCAAGAGATTCTGAACAAGTAGCATATGACAAGGGATATAAACAAGCTTTAAAAGATTTAGAAGAATTTGTAAATAATAAAAAAACTGCTACTTGCGACAACAAGTAACAGTGACAAACACTTAAGAAAAAATTCATGTTCAATATAAAACGAAATACGGAGGATGTCAACTATGACTAAAAAATATAAAGACATGACGCAGGAAGAAATAAAAGACTTATTATCTGAAAAA